TTCCCTTTGTAATAACGGCGTACTGAGTAGCGAGGGCGGCTTCAATGACTAGAGAATCACCGGCGTCAGGATCCATTTTAATGGACCAATCATCGTCTGCGCCCATTGCGATCTCTTCATCGTCGCCAAGAACGATAGCGGTGAGAGTAGCTTCACCGGCGGAAATATCGGCGGCGGTAGAGATGCCACCGTCAGCATAAAGGATGCCGTCAATTTCGGCCAAACCCTCTACATAAAGATCTTCACCATCAATAGTTTGGCCCGGGCTACCGTTGCCTATAAAGAGATTACCGACCTGAAGTTGTAATCCACCTGCGGCGCTTGCTACGGTGAGCTTAAAGAGGTCGTCTGTGGCTTCATCATACCAGAAATAAGCGTCATTAGATTGGCCAAAGGCGAGGATTGCATCGTCTACAAGGTAAACGTTAGCTTTAGTATAAACGTGTCCTGTAAGCTCGGATGATCCTTCTACATAAAAATCTTCGCCATCGGGGGTATGAAGAGGTACGCCATTGCCAACAAACATGTTACCAGTCGCAACGTTAAGCCCGCTTGCGGCGGCGAAAGTACAAAGCAATCTGTCGGTGCCAGCCTCATCATATTTGCAAATAACGTCCGGCACTGCACCAAAATTAAGGGGCTCATCGTCGCCTAGGCTAATAGCTGCGGTTGAAAACGCGCCGGTAACGGTAAGATCGCCACCAATCGTCATGTCGTCATTACAAGACATGTCGTCGGTTGCTGTGATATCTTCAGCCTCTAGTGCCGTAAAGTGGGTAGTGCCAGCATAAGCAAGCGCGCCAACCAATATAATGGCAAGGCAAATGAAAAGAGTATGTTTGAAATTCATTTATTTCTTATCCTTTTTTACAGGTTCTTTTTCGGGTTCTGGTTTTGGCTCGGGTTCGGGCTGGCCTTTCGGCGCAACCTCTACCATGGGTCGTTTACCGCCAATTCTGGCGGGATAGGATTTAACAGACATTGTTTTTCTCCAAAGGAAGAGCGGGGGTTTCCCCCCGCCCATTTAATTAGGATCAGTCGCCACCAGTGGAACCGAGAGTTCCCAGATGGTGGGAAAAACCACAAGACATACGACAACGACCCTCGAAGTAAATCACGTTTGTTCCGCTTCGCTTTTCGTCCATATAAAACTCGGGTTTAATACGCCAAAAGAAGTTCAATTCAGCCATGCTAGGATCAACCAAGAACCACGCAGTAGCATCAGACAGATACGGCCATACAACGACCTCGAGGTAGCCTTTGAGAGGATTGATATCGTTGTTGCCAGTACCTGGATAACCGGCAGATTCGATCAGTTTGCGAGCTTGGAATTCCAAACCGGGAGCAACCAAGAGAATCTTGGGTTGCACGTAAATCTTTTCACCGGCCTCATCAAGCTGCCCCTTCATTTGGGTAATTGCTACAGCAAGATTGTCAGCAGTAAGCGCCAATACAGCCCTATTATCATTGGTGGAAGAGCTACGCTTCAGCGCGTGGGCGTCTGCAAACAGTTGCGATCCATCGACACCGGCCTGTCCACCGCTAAAGCCATTATTAAAAATGCCAGCAGCGAGGTTTTCGGTAGCACGTCCAGCGCCCATACCAAGCTGCTGAGACCACTTTTCAAAGACACCATATTTTTTATCTTCCCAAAGAGACCTAGCAATTTGAAACCCTTCGCGATAGGTCTCGTGGGTGTAAGTTACGGTTCCGACTTCTTCCATTTTATCAAGGATGATAGCCTCGGTATCCTCACGAGCGCCCCACTTAGAAAGACCAGCAATAACCAAGTCGTCCTCATTGGCTTGGCCGGATGTTTGAACGTTAAAGAGTTTAGAGTAAACGGGGTCCAACTCGGCCATACCAGCGAAAAACGCTTTTCGCAATCCAGGCTCAAGTAAGTTTCCCCAATTGGCGGAAATCATAGTCATTATTTTTGCTCCTTGGGCAATCGAAAGTTGATTACACCCAATGTAGTTTTAAAAACGGGTCTAGTTTTTGCGTTGATTAAGTCGCGGTAGTGAAGATATGCACAGACGGCCTAATCATAACAAGTGTTTTCTCGGTTGCGGTGGAATCTTCAACAACAACAACGTCGCTATTGGAATCGGTGGTAACGCCGTCATATGTGCCGTTAATGTCCAGGGCGGCCCCGGTAACTCTGGCATTGGCGTCAACGATGGAAAAGACAGCGTTAAAGCCATCAATGATCTTCAAAGATTCGCCGTCGGCGGCGTTGTCAACGGATTCAGCTGAGACGCCCAAAAGTGTGGTAGATCCTGAGACGCCAAAATCGGCCTCACTGGTATCAACTTCGACCATATCACCCAAGGTAACGGAAATAGCATCCTTCATTACCATGGTGATTTCTCGGGCCTGTGTAGACCCATTAATGTAATGGGCAAATTCAAAAGCCATTAGCTTTTCTCCTTAGTTTTCTGTAATTGTTTAATTGCTTCCTCTGGATCGTCACGCCATAAGACGTACTCGGCATCGCTCAACCCGCGATCACGGGCGATAGCCTGCTCTTCAGGCGAAATGCGAACGGTCTTGGGTGACGTACTCTGCGGATTCAGGTCGTCTACTTTGTTGGCCGCTTTAGCAATGGCAGGAAGCTTAGCCTTAAATGTCTCGATTTGATCTTCGCTTGCAATAAACTCAGCGAATTCTTCAAGACCGGCGGCTTTAATTTTATCCTTCAGGCTGGCCTTTTCCTTTTCTGATTTAAGGCCCTGAATATCTTCCTGTAGCGACTTAGCCCATTCCGGCATATCATCGGTCGCTTTTTAGCCTCTTCCTGTGCGTCTAGCGCCTTCTTAGCTTGGTTCTCTTGGAAGGTTTGAATCCCCTGGGTAACAGCCTGGTCGCGCACCTTATCGATTTCCCGCTTTATTTCGGGGTCGGCAATTGCCTGCTCGTAGGTGAACTTTGCAGCCTGTACTTGGTTTTCATCCGCTTCGTTTTCTTGAGTGCCCTGATCTTCAGTGCCCTCTTTAGTTTCGTCTGCCATGAATCCTTTTCTCCAAATGAAAAAGGCGACCGCCCCCGCTATGGGTTCGATCGCCTTTATGTAGTTTTTCCCGGTGCCCTATGCCCCGGGGTTAGTTATTTGTCTTACTTGTCCGTTGGTGGTGATGGAAACGATACAGGGCAAAAAATAGCGTCAGGATAATGCCGTTTAAACTTGCTAGGGGTATACGCGTCGTCTGCCCCTGCTAATACAACGTCGCCATCATCGTCCACAAAAAGAATCTCTTCCCTTAACTCAAGTTCTCTAGACTCGCAAGCATACCAGCCGCTTACCTCTGGCACTTCGCTTGTCCACTTATCGCTGTCGTCGTCGGGCGGGCTGTCGTATTCGGGGCCTGTCGTGCTAGTCATATAAACCAGCTCAAATGCCTCACGCCAAAGTTTGAGCGCGTCTTTCGCGATGTGGATGGACTCGTTGTCAACGAGCGTAATTTCCTGGTCGCCTTCTTTGATTGTCACTGCTTTTGATTTAGAATAAACCATCGTTTCCTCCTTAGTTATTCCCCTGAGTTTGGATGTTCCTCATCTTTTCCAACTTCGACCTCGACAGGCTTACCGCAGTTTGGGCAGTATAAAATATGTAGGATTCTTTTATCTTGGCCTACACGAATGCCCATCTTGGGGTTTTTTGATATGCTCCAAAATAATGAAGATGCGCTACCGCCCTCGGCAAAGGCTTGCGCCATCGCTCCACAACAAAATTGAAGTTTAGTTTTTTTAATAATCCGCTTCTTTTGTTCTCTCATAACTTACCCCTAAGTTGTTTCTGTTAACTCCGTACGTCGTTACTTTTTCGCCTTGTTTAACTTCCTGGCCAATTCATTTGCGGCTTGCCAATTACCAGTAACGGCAATCGCGTAAACCTGGTTTCCCTTGAGCTTTGACTTCCCAAACGCCCGGGCCTCTTCGATAAGCTCCGTGTCGTCTTTGTAGATGTATCCAACAACCAAGCAGTTGCAATTGGGATGGAATGGAGGTAGTGATGGCTGATATTCTTTATAAAGAAAGCTTGCCGTTTCACCTTCTGCTATCCCCCCTAATGCGTCACCGCAAACGTTGCTGGAACACTCACCCGGTCCTCGTTCGATTTCCACCCCGACTATATCAGGGTCGTTTCTACCATAAGCTAGTTTTGAGTTGGTGTCAACCTCAGCAACGTAGGTTCTGGTAATCGTCCGGAGGTTCTTTGTTAACGCTCCCGATGGTGTTTTAGGGGCCAACCCAAAGGCGTTCGTTTTAATGCGCCTCACAACGTCATCTACAGATAATTGTGCTGTTTCCCCTAATTGAAGCTGCCTATTGACCGCTTCCATATAGCTGTTAACTTGCCCCTTGATTTTGATTCCGAGGGTATCTAGTTGTTCCGCGATCTGGTTTTCGAATAGCCTGAGATTGCCATTTCTACCGGTTGTCTGTGAAGCTACAAGGCCCTGTAGGGTGTTTACGCCCCGGCTCCCAAGTACTGATTCGCCCCATGCTGCATGAGAGTCTTGGATAGCCTGTAACGTTACCTTGTTCCCACTTTTCAGCGCACTATCAAGCGTTCGTAGCTCAGCCTGGATTTCACTCAAAAGCCTGTTATACTCTTTGCGATATTTTTTGCTCCTGGGGTCCAATAAAGCGACCCGCGCAAGCTGTTTTTGTATAGTTTTAGCAACGGCTTTTTCAGCGTCCTTCAGGCTGGCTACGTAACGTTTTAAGACTTTATCGGATAGATTTTCGAAGTCGATTGGTTTCATTTATATCCATATTCGCTAAGTGTCGGAATATCGTTCTCGTCAATAACTACGATATAGGCCTTGCCAGTCTTGGGCATATAGAACGCCTCGTATGATTGGCCAATGCCTAGACATGCAGACACGTGAACTTGCCACGATGTTCCTATAAACTCTTTGCATTCAAGTATTTGATCGCATTGGTTGAACCTGCTTAATATCTTCTTTATTTCGCCCTCCGGCGTTGCGGGCATGGCGTCGTAAGACAAAAACAAGTCGTCATCAGTGTCGCCATCGTCATCATCGTCAGATACGTCTGCAAAAAAGCCCCAAAATACAGGGACTATTATTAACGCGCAAAAAGCCAACACGACCATCAAAATAAAGATCGCTTCAACCCAGTCCATTATTCCCCCTCATCCTCTTCCTGTTGTTTAGCGTTGGCGTCCCTCATCTCATCCAAAAGTGGACCGCCGGCCTCATCCTGCTCTTCATATAAAGAATCTATCTTTTCATCTTCGAATCCCATTTGGCGCAATGCCTCCTTAGAGTGTCCCATTAAATCAAGCATCTTGGCGACCTCTAAGGTATGCGCCGGGTCATCTTGTTCCATACTCGGGAATTCAACGATAACCCGGATCTTGTCCCGGTCATCTATCCCGATCTTCTTAGTCATAATCAGGCTGTTTTCAACGATACGAGCAACGAAGCGAGCAAGCCTTGTGCGCTCCTTAGCCACCTGTGCGCGGCCTTCTGCGTTTAGAATAACGAGGGCCTTGCCTGATGTGTTGACGGTCTGCCCTACGTTGTCCTGCGTGGTCTTTTTCAGTCCGGCTAGGCTATACAGGTGAATCTCATATTGGTCTTTCTCTTTGTATAAAGAATCGTCGGCTCCGTTGCCGGATACTTTCTTGATTGGGAAATCGCAAAGCGTACCAGGCTGAAATGTCACATTACCATCGGCCAATGATCCGCCACTACCACCACCCTCTTCGCGGCAATATAAGCCCCAAGGACCGTACTTATTGGCCCGGGCAATCTCAAGGTTGACACGGGTTAAATTGTCCTGTGCCTCCAATAGATCGGTAGGCAGGGGGCGTCCGTGCGGATCGCCTAGGATCTCCTCACGTTTAAACAGAACAACGGGTATAAACCCGAAGTTGTGGGGGACTGTCTTTGACGCTCCGCCGCCGACGGTTGTAACGACATCCTTTTCCGTGATCGTTCTAATTACGTTTACGGTTGACGTTGCGTCCTTATCTTCATCGGTCACATATGAGTTAGAGTGATACGACTTGACGTAGGCACTGATGTTGTCAATGTTTTCCGGGTCCGTGTTGATTTCGAAGCCCAGATCGTCAATCATGCGCACCTTGGGCGTGTTGTCCTTAAGGCGCATTAATACAGGAGCTTCCCCGTCAACCACGCCGCGCTCATAATACGTGGATACGGCTTCATTTAACGTTACGCCAGATTCAAAGTTATCATTATTCGCCCATGTTTGAGCCTCTTCGGTTAGCTTTTCGTCCTCTTCGCCGTCCTTCATCACTGTGATATTAATCGGGTCCAGGGGGACTAGGGCGTTGCGCTTTTGGATAACCACGCGCATTTCATTTTGGACTGGCACGGCCTCTTTAGCTATGATATCAGTATCGGTCGATGCTTTATTGGAAAACCTATCCTTAAATCCGGTGTAGTGCTTATCAAGGTCGCCATTATAGTATCCACGATACTTTTCTATATCGGTGTATCGTTCGCTCTGCGTGGTATCTTCGTCGGACATTAAAACCCGCCTTTTTCAGATATGATTTTGTCTTTTTTAATGAGGCCCTTGAGGGCGTGGATATTTTTTATTTCGTCTTGTGAATATATCTTAGATTCATTGGCGGTTCGGATAGTAAAAAATCCGTCCTTATGGATGATCTTCTTTACGCCAAAGATGTTGAAGGGCATTTTGCTCTTGAACACGATACGAGCATATGCTTGTTTGAATGTGGATCTGAATAGGATCAAAAACCGTCTCCCACTACCTTGATGGTGTTCAAGGACCGAATTGGCCATTTTCTATAGATTAGGTAGCCCAGCGCGTCACTTGTATGTGTTCTCTTCGGGTCTGCCTTGTCAATGGACCGCGTGTTGAGTTTATAGCCTACCTGCGAAAGATCCGTTATTAACTCATGGCACTGGGGGTTGATGACAACCCCTATGACGCCGTTTGCATTGCCTAGCTTGCCGTTTGTGGCGTTTATCCGGTCTATCTGCCTAGGGTCTGCATTGGGAATGTCGAAGTTGCGAAAACCTGCATTCTTGATTATCAGATAATCGGAAAACCCCGATGTGCTTCGACTGTTACCAGCGGCGTCGCCGAACACCGTAACCCGGTGGGGAGCGTCCCCATAGCCACGGCTTCTAAACTCGTTTATGGCCTCTTGCGTGGTCGAATCCGGTATAACGATTTCATCTACCACTGCCAAGGATTCGGGCTGCAATAGCTTGTCGTCTAATTTGCGTCCGTGCCATGGCTGGCAAACCAACCAAGACATCGGATCGACGTTGAAATCACATGTTAACCAGACCGGCAACATGGAGTTGTAAACGGCGTCCTGGCGGACGTTTAGTGTTTCATCGAAGGACTTGTAACAGCGTCCGGAATGGATATTAATCCACTCAGCATAAATCATCTGTCGGGCCTGTTGAGTACTTAACGTATTTAGAAGTCCGTCAATATAACCGTCGGCAAGGTATTTTGCATTCTCAAATGTAGATCCCTGTATTCGCCAACGTTCTTTTTCTAATTCAGGGTTCTTATCGACTTTATCTTTGAAGAATTCCCATATATAATCATAGCCGTTTGGCCTGGTCGTAACGTCCAATTCCGGGCTTGGCGTGTTTTTCCCGCGCAAACGAGAAATGACAGTCTGAATAGCCTCTTGCTTGGCGTCCCAGGCTTCATCGATCCATGCCCAATCAAGATTCAATCCCTCAATGGCTTCATAGTGGTGTAAGGATCTAACAACGACCTGTGCGCCCCACCGATATGTCAGGACTCCATCGTGGTCCTCAACTGAGCTCTGAACACCCCACCGCTTAGGTGGTTGCTTATTAAATACATAATCTTCATTTTTGCTTAATCCATAATCACGGCGCAACACCTTCCAAAACTCCGATAGAGTAGAGTGGTGTAGTTGGCGCACCGTATTGGCCGATATAAGCCCCAATGAGTTAGGGTACTGTATTGACCTTAGCGCGGCCTTTCGACTACCTATGAGGCTTTTGCCGGACCCCCAACCACCACAAAACAAATTACGTGGATGGTGGGCGTTGAAGAACTTAAGTTGTGAAGGCCCCGCATCCCATTGTTTAGTTGTCGCTGTCATTGGTTTGTAATTTGGACTCTATTTTTTTCTTTAGATCGTCATCAATTGGCGTCTCGTGCATTTCAATATGGATAACGGGCGGTCCCGTTTGCTCGTGGGTTACGTTTTGAGCTTTTCTATAATCCGGGTAAAGATCCTGTAGTTTCGCTAGGTCGGATAAAATCTGCCTAGCATTTGCATAGTCATTTACATCCATGCACTTGGCGAACAAACTCCGCCGCGACTCAAAATGCCACGCTGTTGTTGCTTGTGAATATTTCGCCGCCTCTTCGTTGATTAAATCATAAGCATCAGCAATGTATCGCTGCGTCTGTGATGGGCTTATGCCCCACTCTGCCATTGAAAAATCATGGATTTCATTACTAGCTGCGCCCTCTAGCAGGAGCGCCTTTATCTCATAAGTGCGCCGTAATTTTTCTTTTTTTGTGCATTTTGCCATAATTTATTTTGTAAAAAATTCATCGAAAAACGACTTGGTAAATTTAAGAAAATCAGGACAATCAATTATTTCATACCATTCGTATCGTGGATTCATATTTAAATTCGCACTTGACATCAGGCTAATGTGCCAATTGTCGTTATAAATCAAAAACACTTTGGCGTGATTCAGTGTAAGTCTTACGTTTTGTAATCCGAATATCTCTAACAGGAGAGCGTATCGTGGCGACTCTCGGCGGTTCATTGATTGATCCAATAACCATCTACTGTTTAGTATATCGCCTGTTTCCACAAGGTTATTGACCTCATGTATATCATTTGGGCCAATAGTCCATGTAGAAACGTCTAAATTAGATGGTCCAGCCTTTTTTAATAGTGCCAAAATTAAGTCAATAACAGAAAAACCGCCCTTGCCAATTATGTAAAGATGCGCTCCGTGGCTTAATTCCTTAATGATATCTTGTGCTTTCGTTTGGCGTTCTGCCCTTATTAATTCGGCTTTCCTATTGCCGCTTTTTCTGGAAATCTTAAAATCTTTTTCGTTTTTCCTGAAAACCTTTCCAGCTTCTTCAAGTTGCTTTTTCCTGGTTGACAGATTTCGTTGTTTAAGTTTTATCATTTTTGTTTGTTTGTGAGTTTACTTGCCACACTAAATATTAATCCTCTTTGTTATCAACCGGTCCATGTTGCAGGGCGTGGTTGTTCCGCTTTTCGATTCATCCAATTCGACAAGGCACTACCCATTTGGGTTAAGTATTCCTCAGCGGCCTCTTGTGCTTCCCGGAGTGACGCATACCCGCTGCGGCGAGAAAGAAGGCGATCATTGTAAATTATCGAGAAGCTAAAAGACGCATCCGCCCCTTTGGCAATGACCCTAAAAAGCGAACCGGCTATAACCATTTTTGCGTTCGCTGGTTCCTGCGGGACGCCCTTTACGCCAACCAGACTCGAAAGGCATCTATGCCCAGATATAGAAATACGATCACCACGTAAAAGCTGTTTAATGTCATAAATCTGATCAAACGATAAGGTTGTAGGATAAACACATTCAACTGGTTTATACTCCCACTTGTCACTTAGCATATCATCCCTCCTGTTTGTTACTATTCCAACTATCAGCAAAGCTCTGTACGGCCCGTTCACCGGCCTTCATGGCATCCTCTAGGGTCGGTAGGTTTTTTCCATGGTGGTCGATCATCATCTCCTCTGTCCCGCCTCGATTATGAACCACCTTCCAGGCAAACCCTTTGTTGACACAGCACACTTCATAAGCGCGGATTTCAAAGGGTCCGAACATATTGACCATCTCGGTTGGTTTCCAGTTGCCTTCGATCCAAGGAAAAAACTGTTTAAGCGGTGGTACTGTCATGTCATCTCCCTTAAAATTAAAACTACCCCGGCAGGGCGAACCATACCGGGTAGTCTGTTCGGTTGTGCGTGTTGGTTTCTAAAGTTCGGGACCTTAATCAGACCTGTTTAATGGTCTCCTAATGGGTTAAAAATTAGAGATAACACGAGGTAGATAAATTTTAAAATATATCCACGACACACAGCCTAAATTGGAAAGAACGTCATACCCGGGGGCAGCCGGGAGATTGGCGGTAGATAAAGGAGTCGAACCCTCTGCGCTTTCACACGCCGCAGTTTTCAAGACTGTTTGGCACCGTTGCCGTATCTACCAAAAAGTAAGGGCATGGCCCCAGGCTGGAATTGAACCAGCGAAACGTCCAATCTATACGCGTTAGATTGACGCCCAGGGCAAAACTAGATTAATAAATTCGAAGCCGATAGAGGGACTCGAACCCCCGACAATACGTGGATTACAACTTCCACTGCTCTACCAGCTGAGCTATATCGGCGTAATGTCAAAGATTATACAGCACGGGCGACAAAAAGCAAGGAGGAGTTACTTTTGGAGGGAGTAGTCACCCGTGCCGTAAACTGAAAATTATTTAAAATGCGGCAAGCTTTTGCCGATTTTGGAAATCAACATGCCAATACCATCAAGGATAAACTCAACACCCTTGTGAGGGATGAGCTTCCCAACCTCGATAATGAGTGTGCCCACCGTGGCAAGGATTTCGCCAGCTTCGGACGGATCAAGCTTGCCATCTTCCCTGGCGTCTCTAATCTCGTTTGTCAATTCGTACAGCTTGGAAAGTATGCCCATTATTGATCTTTCTTTTCGTCAATCTTGGATTGCTTGTGGATTTGGAATAAAGATATAAGGCCAATTACCAACATGGCAGGAAGTGCGACCATTGGAGCTATTCCAGCAACCGCAATACCGTAAACCGCAGCAGATCCTATGCCGACTGAGGTTAGCTTTTTGGAGAGTAGTTTTTCGAAACCCATTGTTTTCCCAAAGGAAAAGCCCCTCCCGAGAGGGGCTAGTCAAAATCGGATTAAATTCGTTGTTACTCCGTCGAAAAACAATAGTCACATAATCTTCACTCCTAGAAGTCTCGCTTCTCGTTGTTTATGGCGTTTTGTTTACCTCAATCTCTGATCATACGTGAAAACTACCAGAAAAAATGACAACTGTCAAGCACTTTTTTTAATTATTTTCAACCGCCCAAATTCGTTTCTTACCACGCAATCAAACCGGGTGAACGGAAGGCCGATGATCCCATTCCACTCGAATACTTTTCCGATCCTGTCCAGTGAGCGGAAAACCTGTTGAGTATCGGCCTTTATTTTTGGCACACCCCATAGCCTGGCCGACAGGTGGCGTTGCATCCCTTGCGTCAACCTAACGAACATGCCGTCCACCACGGCGCCGCGCCCGCACATCTCACTGATGATCCGCGTTATGTTGGCGTTGTCGAGTTTTGCCCCGCTCGGATCGCCTTTCCCTGTTTGGTTTAAAAGCACCTGTTCTGGGTCCATCGGTAGCGCCTTGGGGTGCATAAAGCTTTCCCGCGCCTGTGCCCATTTCTCAAGCTTGGACATCACCTGTTTGTTTGTTACCATATTTCAAACCCCGTAGTCTCTTCCTTGGGTTATTGCCTTTTTTTCTCCGCAGATGTCACATGTTCCAATATGCCACGTGTGTAACGTTCCCCTTTCCTTTCCGTTTTTATTCCCACAGTCAGCGCATATCCACATTATCTGCCTTTTCTCTTTTGGTTGTTTCATTCAAACCCCAAAATCAATGGCGTTTGTTACCGGCTTGTCCTTGCCGCAGATATCGCACCTTCCTGAATACCATTTAAAACCCATTGCCACAACCCCTTTTTCACCATACTTTTTCCCGCAATCGGCGCATATGGTTTCGACTTTTCGCTTTTTGTATTTCATCCTTATCCCTTCGCCGCCTCGATGGCTGCGTTGATTTTGTCTCTGGCTTCGATGAATTTTGGGTAACTTTCAATACCGTATACCCTGGGCCTTATGTATTCAAGCACTTCAACAAGTTGCAGGTTTGTAGCCCGCGACCGTCGCACCTCAGCGATTAGGGCGGGAATACACTTGCTCGCAAACCCTATAAAAGACACTGGGTCCATGTCTGAATCTACACATAAGCGGTCGTACTTATTGCGAATTAGCTTAAGATCAGTTTCGGTCATATTGCCTTCCTTTCATTGTTCCAAAAATAAAGGCAATCCAGTATAAGCCTTCCAAGGCTGGTTGTTTTCGTGGAGTTCCATAAATGCGAAGCCTGGACGATTCGCCGCGCGTTGCGATCTCCGTTTTTAAAGTCGGCGCTTATCTGGACCCTATGCTTTTTAAGCGTTGCGTCAACCGATTCTTTCAGTTTTTCATCAATCATCATATCCCTCCTCAAATCCAGGATAATCGTTAGTAATGGCATCCCATATCCAAAAAGTATTACAATCAA